AGTACCCTCACACTCACTCCATAACGCTCTCACTCCGTCCGATTACGGGTTAATTAGCCCCGATTAGATACCGATACCGCGTCGGTTAGTACCAATATGGCCTCGGTTAGTATCACTACATATAATTTAATTAAGCCTTAGGTGGCCTTATCCTGTCCGCAAGGCGTAACTTAATCCATTAACCTATCGTAGAAGGTTGGACACTAAGTACCGTAAACGTCTAATATCAACCCCTAGGGTTTTAATAAGCGAGCGCTTAGTATGTAACTATCCACCCAAATATTTTTTATAAATATAGTCAATCGTCTCATATAGTGAGACGGATACCGCCCAGCAGCTAAACTATTTTTGGCGTGAACCCAGTATAAAATACTAACAATAGACAATGTGACTAACATCACAGGGTACAATGCGGGATAAACGACACTTATCCCGCCTTAGTATAAGTAGGGGTTAAAATAACACAGCCCTATCCGTTCGGCTCACGGCAGAGTGAGCCTCAAGCGAACGGTAAGCCGATGAGACGAACGGTCTCGTATCGTAGTCAGCCTCAAGGGCTGACGAAGTTAATGGGGTTGGGGCGGCTAGTGTGATAGCCCCTAACAAAAACTTGCGCTTTGAAAGCGCCCCTATAGATAACCCAAAGACTACCCATAGGTAGTAGTTTCCCCCAAAGGAAAGATTACCCCAATGGCAAAACCATCCAGCAATTCTTACAAGCTAGCCCCAGAGGCTACCTTGTCCGCCCCAGAGGCGAAGAAGCGCTTAGTCGCGCTTATCCAAGATGGAGTAACTGTTGAGGATGCTTGCCGCGCAGTCGGCAAGTCAGTAAAGTCTTACGAATATTATAGAGCTTCCGATCCACAATTTAAGGAAGCGATAGACCTATCTCGCGTTATTCAACGCCGCAAGGGTATCGTCTCCGATGACGATGCCAATATCACTTTTGAGGATTTTAGAACCAAGTACCTCAACTCAATGACCTTTGACCATCAACGTAATATTACTAGCCTTCTAGAAGAAGGTGAGCCTGCCTGGCTCCATGGCAACATGACCTATGAAAAGGGCTTCAAGAATTACGTCCTAGTTAACATGCCGCCAGAACACGCCAAGTCTATGACGGTCAGTATTGACTATGTGGTTTATCGGATTGTGACCAATCCCAACGTTCGTATCAAGCTCGTCTCTAAGACGCAGGCTATGGCGAAGGAATTTTTGTACGCTATTAAGCAGCGACTCACTTCGACCCAATGGTCAGAGTTGCAGAGAAGGTACGCACCAGTAGAAGGGTTCAAGGCTACTGCCGATAAGTGGACCTCAGACAGCATATATCTAGAACGCGACTCAGGTGAAAAAGACCCTACCGTCCAGGCTCTAGGTATCGGCGGTCAGATCTACGGCGCACGTGCCGACCTAATCATCCTAGATGACTGCGTTACATTGGCAAACGCTAGTGAGTTTGAAAAGCAGATCCGCTGGATCCAACAGGAAGTCCTTACCCGTGTTGGTCCTACAGGAAAGATTTTAGTTGTAGGTACTCGCGTAGACCCAATGGATCTTTATAGGGAAATGCGTAACCCTGAGCGTTACCCAGATAACAAGTCACCTTGGACTTACTTGGCTATGCCAGCGGTATTAGAATTTGATGATGACCCAAAGAAATGGAAAACGCTCTGGCCTATGTCAGATCGCCCATGGGATGCAGATGACACGCAAGCAGATGAGAATGGATTATATCCACGCTGGTCTGGAGAACACCTACGCCGTCGTAGAGGTCTAATTGACCCTAAGACTTGGGCAATGGTCTATCAACAACAAGATGTTGAATCATCGGCAATTTTTAGCCCAGAGTGTGTAAGAGGATCAATCAGTGGCATGCGCCCGATTGGCCCGCTTATCCCTGGCGCTCCTGGACAACCTACTTCATTGGCTAATCAATACATCGTAGCTGCGATGGACCCAGCCATGTCGGGTGATACCTTCTCGGTTGTAATTGCTGGAGATAGAACCACAGGCAAGCGGTACCTGCTAGAGGCATCACGGATGCCAGCACCTACCCCACAGATGATTAGAGATTTAATTAAAGGCTGGACCGACAAGTATCAGCCAAAGGTATGGGCAATTGAAAAGAACGCGTTTCAGTTGTTCCTTACCCAAGACGAAGAAATTAACCGCTACTTATCCTCAAGAGGAACTCGCCTAGTCTCGCACTATACGGGAGCAAACAAGATGGATGCCGAATTCGGTGTTGCATCCATGGCGGGATTATTCGGCTCGTTGGACAACCAAGGCAAACATATGAAAAATAATCTTTTGGATTTGCCGCGAGCCGATAACGAACATATCAAGGCACTGATTGAGCAATTGATTACTTGGTCAGCAGGAACAAAGAATAAGCAAGATGGTCCGATGGCCCTCTGGTTTGCAGAGACTCAGATGAGAGATTATATCAATCAGTCTGGTGCCTATGGACAAACCTTTGTTAAGAACAAGTTTGCTACCCGCGCTCAGATAGCAGGTCGCAAAGTAGTCAATTTGGAAGAATACGCACAACTTCAAGAAAAATTAGCATCTAACGGGGGAACCTTCTATGGCACTAGATATTGACGAGTTAGCGGTAAAAGTCCGCAAACTACGCGACAATTATCATCAACGCGATGCCCGCTGGTCTGATCTCCTAGCAATCCGTCAAGGCAATATCCAACAGGTATTCCCTGGGATGTTCCCAGATGAATTTCCTAAGCCAATGGTTGCAAACTTTATTGATATTGCTGCCCGCGACGTAGCCGAAGTTATTGCCCCACTTCCTGCTTTCAACTGTGATACCACAGATTCAATTTCAGATCGTGCTAGAAAGCGTGCTGATAAGCGCACTATGATCGCAGCAGGATACCGCGATACTTGCAACCTACAGACCATGATGTACTCAGGTGCAGATCGCTACCTTACCTACGGCATGCTGGCTTTTATTGTTGAACCCGACTATGAGAACAATCGCCCAATGATCCGTATTGATAATCCCATTGGGGCTTATCCAGAATATGATCGCTTTGGCAAGTTGCTCTCCTACAGCCGTCGCTACGAAAAAACTGTACGCGAACTTTGCAATGACTTTCCAGAACATGAGTCAGAGATCCGCGGACCTTATGAGAACCGCAACTCAGAACGTAGAGTTGAAATATTCCGCTATCAAGACAAAGAAGAACTAATCCTTTTTGTTCCTTCAAGGAAAAACCTAGTCTTAGATCGTGCCAAGAATTTACTTGGTGAATTACCTATCTCAATTGCCACTCGTCCTGGTATAGATTCAGACGAACATCAACGTGGTCAGTTTGACGATATTATGTGGGTACAAGTTGCCCGCGCTAGATTTGCAACACTGCAATTGGAAGCCGCACAGAAATCAGTACAGGCTCCATTTGCCCTTCCAGCAGATGTTAACGTTCTTGAGATTGGCCCAGATGCAACAATCCGTTCTGCCAATCCAGAGAAGATTCGTCGTGTCGGTCTTGATATTCCACAAGGAATTTTCCAAGAGACAGCACAATTAGATCAAGAACTACGTGTAGGTGCGCGTTACCCACAAGGCCGACTAGGACAGCAATCAGGTTCTATTGTTACAGGTCGTGGCGTAGAAGCACTTATGGGTGGCTTTGACACTCAGGTTAAAACTGCACAAGCAGTGTTTGCAGAAACTTTCCGCCACGTAATGCGTCTTTGCTTTATGATGGATGAAAAACTATTTGGTAATGTTGAAAAAGAAGTGCGTGGCGTAAACGCTGGCGCACCTTATGAAATTAACTACACACCTGCTAAAGATATTCAAGGCGATTACTGGTGCGATGTTTCATACGGCATGATGGCTGGACTAGATCCAAACCGTGCTTTAGTATTTGGACTTCAAGCCCGTGGCGATAAGTTAATCTCACGCGATTTTCTACGTCGTCAGATGCCATGGGAAATGAATGTCACCATGGAAGAAGAAAGAGTTGAAGTAGAAGCGCTCCGTGATTCACTCATGGCAGCTGTTGCTTCTTATGCTCAGGCAATTCCATCAATGGCTATGCAAGGACAAGATCCTTCAAAGGCAATTACTGCCATAGCCGCTGCAATTAAGGGCCGTCAGGCTGGTGAAAACATTGAAGATGTTATCGCTGCCGCGTTTGCTCCTGAGCCAGCACCAGAACAAGTTTCCCCAGAAGTTGCAGGCGCTGGTGAGGCACAAGCCCCAGGACAGTCTCCTACTGGGGAGCCTACTCCACCGCAAGGTGGCGCACCACAAGGCATGCCTGCACAACAAGGTGGCCCACAAGCATCATCACTGCAATCATTACTTGCAGGACTCTCATCTTCTGGAGCGCCGCAACTCGCTGCGTCAGTTTCCAGAAGGTCGCCAGTCTAACGTTCCTGGCGATCAAAACTTCCTATAGGAGAAAATAAATGGCAAAAGTATCACCAATGATGAAGGCGAGCCTTACAACTAAGGTACCTTCTCCAGCAATGCAAGGTGGACATGGTTCATCTGATGCAGTAACACAAAAGACTGCTATCCAAGCAAAGTCAGGACCAGCAGCAACAGGTAAGTCAACACAGGTTTACACTGTGCAACCTTCTGGCACCAAGGGTACAAACCCAGGAGCTAAGTAAACATTGAACCAAAATGAGTTTGGCGAGAATACTCCTAAGACTATAAGCGTCTGGGATATTTTCGCCTTGCTCGCTGACAGTATGTCAGATATATGTACAGTTGGATCTAATTTTTTTACGGTGTTAACACAAATGTTTGACACACAAGCAACTTTCGTAGATGACAAAAAGTCATTCCACGAATATGC